TTGGAGTTAAAAGTGATTCGTAAAGGTCCCAAACCGTCTCGTTAGATACAAAGACCGTCGGTCTCTGTCTAGCTGCCGATCCTGCAGACACAGCGCTAATAAGAGTTGCGACTTTTGTTAAAGTGAGCGTTCCGCCTGAAGCGGTTCGTGTCCCCTTAAGGGTAGTATAGGTAGTCCTTGAAAGTCCTCCAAGGGTAACAACCGAAGTATTGTCATCTATTAAAGCGTCCCATCCGAGGAAGTCTTTGCTTGAATTACCGGTTCCGTCTGCATAAAGCATTGTACCGATATCGTCCAGAGCATCTTCCTGAGCAGACTCTGTCTCAACCCTGACTAAATTGATAACCTCTGCCTCTGTTCTATTGACTGCTTTTTCCATTCCGGGAATTGCAATAGGCATCTCGTATCCCCTTGGGTCATAAGACATAAGGACTCTGGTATCAACCGTTGAAGTGCTATGGGTATCAAGGCCTGAGAAAGAACCTCCAAGGGTGGACTTTGTGACTTTAAGCGGTCTGTCAAGCGTATGGCCTGACCATTTCTTTGCGTTTGAAACAATTCTGAAGGTAATCCAGTTGTCCCCGAGGATGGTATCAAATACCTTTGGAAGGATAGTATTCTGTGTAATCGTAGTGACTCTATTGCCAAACGTCATATGTTTATAAAAAATCCCGACTAGCTAAAAAGCTGTCGGGTTTATGAACCTCTGCAAATAAGTATAATGACAATATGCCACTGTTGTCAAGCCCTCTTCTTTTTAGCCCTCATTTTCATGACATGACGCTTCATCGCCATCTTGTCTGGCATTTCCTTAGGCCTTCCCATCTTATGTCCGTATGTCCCCTCTCCCTGTGGCATTAGCTCTTAACCCTCCTTTTCATAGCAACTTTTCTCAAAGCAAGGTTAGAAGACTTTCCAGTAGGGCGCCATGAGGAATGCTCAACAGCATTAAGTAAATTTCTTTGAGCTAAAGCTTTTTTAAGTGAAGTTGATTTTGCTTTAGTTCCACTAGGAGTTCGTACGGAATACGAATGATCTTTTTTTGAAATTGTTACGGGCATAATCCTATTATAGCATTAAGTTCCCTGTTTGATTTAAAATCTTAACATTATCAAAAATGGCTATTTCTTCTATATCGTAATGCTTCTTCATTCCTAATTTATTTAATCGTAATGAACAAAAATCAATTACAAACTTAGCTTGTCTCATCTTAATTTGAAGAAATGGCATTATAGCAATAAGAAAAGGTTTTACTTGTTTTAAACTATATAATCTCCATTCATACCTATCTTTCCAAACACTTTCTTCTGGTTGTTTACTAACATATAGATTCCCGCCAAATAGATTTACTATAAAATCAATTGCTTCTGGTTGTACTTGATTTATTGCTACTCTTGGGCGAATCCAACCAGTTTTATGATCTAAAATAAGACTTATACATCCATCACTATCAATAACACCAGCAATATAAGCAAGTTCTTCTTTTTTTATTTTATCCACCTAGCGCTCCTTTAACTCTTCCTATAAGTCCACGAGATTGTCCTAGTCCTTGTTTCGCTGATTCCACAGTCATTCTTACATGTTCAATCATCAACCTCTGTCTCTCGGGATCCATCTGTTTAAAGTTAGGTGACTGTAAGAACTGCCCAAGATAAGCAACATACTCTTTGGAAGGATTCTTTCTAGGCGGAACATTCTCCCCTGAGGATATACGCTGGACTGCGGACATCGCCTCCTGATCCCCTCCTGTCCCCCCGATCTTGAGGACCTCCGCCGCATACTTATCAGGCATAAACAGGAAGTAGAAAAGTCTTGTAGCAAACTCCCGGGGCTTGTCAACATGCCACTTCTCCGCAAACGAGAGAGGATCTATTCTCCCTCCAATCTTTGCCAACTCAACCGCTTCATTTCTGTCTGTAAGTTTATCCTGTGCCTGCATAGAACCCTCCTGAACCAGAATCTCCGTTCCGTCCTCTATCTTATCCGAAGAAAAGTTGATAAAAGTAGTCTGACCCTCTTCGCCCACATAGCGTCGTATATGCTCCTCTTTGGCAAAAACCTTGTAAAGCTGTGTGATGTGTCTATAAACCTTGGCACTGCCTGTCTCCATCGCCTCAACTAACGTTGCCGTCCTTCCAAGATCGGATCTCTGGGACATAACCTCCTGACCAAGGGTAGGACTCTGGGTCTTCTCTCCCCGAAGTGGCGCATGCGTTCCGAAGATATTGTCTATCTCGTTTCTTGCGTCAAGTTTATCCTCAACCACGTGACGGCCAAGCTGGTCTGGGGGAATACGCGTAAAAGCTGTTCTAACATCTCCTTTAACCAGAATATTCTGCCGGGGATCGCCGACATACTTCT